CCGCCCGCAATACCTACAAGGTAAGCTAAAACCGGGACAGTCACTTCGCTAGGTAGCGTATACGAGAAAGTACCCGCAGTGTCAAAACGCGCTCTTGTTTTTACAAAGGCATCGCTAGAACCCCCAGAGGAACCTGTGGATGTACCAGCAGTTCCGTTTATTATAGCCATACTTATACCTCCTGCACTGCAACTAAGGCGTCATTAAAATCTGTGGATTTAGCCCAAACTTCGTTCTCCCCAGAGGTGACAGTCTTAGTGGCTGATGAGTACGGTTGTATTTGTAAAGGTATTCCATCTTTGGAAGATGCAGAGGGTTGAGAGGAACTTACTTGTAGTAGTACCTCACTGTTACTTTTATTGGTAAGAATAATTTCAGTACCTACGGCTATAGATGTTAGTGTGTTAATACTAACGTAATTTTGATTACTAATTAAGATATCTGCGATAGTATCTGCCACGCTAACAATCCCCTACTAGTCGATTATAATTATTAGTTAAAGTCTCACAACCACCTGAGATAGATCCTGTCTTTACAGGTACTGTATTATTATCAGTGACTAAATTGTTGCGTCTCATATCTGAGTCTGACAATCCCCCCATATAAGGCACTGGACTTCTTAGCCCAGAAATTGAGGGATTCTCCATAAATTCTTTTAACCATTGTAAGTATTGGTCAAACTGTTGATTATCATAGACCTCTAATTGGTCTAACTTAGCTCTTGTGTTAGCAGTGAATTTGCTTAAGATAGATTTTGCTGCTGCTATAGCGGCTAAGGTTTCATTGGATGAATTCTGAGTTAGATAATAGGTGTACCAATCGTCCGTCAAAAATTCATTACTCGTGGACGTATCTCCCACAACAGTTCTAACTCTATCAATATCTCTATTAGGGTCGTTGGTATAAGCCATATCTAAATTCTCTCCTAGTAATAAAAAGTAGGGGCCATAAAGACCCCTCTTAGTAAAGCTCTACTAGTTAGAGGTAGATACTTTAATGATTGCCGCTGGTTTTGTGGCGAAATACAACGGACTCATTTCTACTTCCATTTCATGGAACTCATCTTTAGGATCAGTATATTCAGTAGCGAACATAGGACGACCTACAGAGTTAGCACCAGAAAGCTTATTACTTGGACCATGATAACCACGGAACATACCACGTACACCACGAGGAATAGCGATACCTTCATCAGCAGTAAATGCATCTTCCGTAGTACCATCCGGCAAGTTGAAAGTAGCATCGTAAGAGAAGATACGGATACCACGATGTTCTACGAAGTCTACCACACCAAAGTTCATGTAGGTTTGTAGCTCATCACGTAGACGCTGGTTGCCACTGTTCTGATAATACTGCCATACCTCACGGAATTTAGGGTGAGAGATAAGCTTATCAAAGAATGAAGGGTTTACAAACATATCAACGCCAGACATAGTACCAGCAGATTTTACGTTAGAAGCCATTTCACGTTTGATTTGGGCGAAGACAGTATCAAGGTCAGTAGAAGCAGTACCTAACGTGAAGTCTTTGTCAGTTTGAGTCAAACCGAACTCAGAATACATATCAGCGATAGTAGTACCATCTGGAGACTTGGTAACACCTTTAATTGCTTGCAACTGCATATATTCATCAGTTTGGTCAGCAGCTAAACGTAGGTCTTGTAGTTTCTCTGCACGTACATTAGCAAGAGTTTCTTCCGCATCCGCAGTACCAGCTTGTCTCCAAGATTGAACATCATCAGGAGTGATATAATCACGATGTTTGAAATAAGGAAGCGCTAGAGAGAAAGTCTCAACTGTACGGTCTTTGCCATAGGTAGCTTCTTTACTATTACGGCTTACTTGTGGAAGCAAAGTATTAGTAGTAGTATTCTTGTCAAATACTACAGCAGTTTGTGATACACCACGACTATCGAAATAGCCTTGTGATTTAATGAAACCATATTGATTGTCGATTTCATTGATTTCGTCAGTCCAATCAATTAGTTGGTTAACATTAGTTAAATCGCGAGTTGTTGCCATTGTTTTAAATCCTCTTTAATTAAAATTATACTTGTTCACGTACTAAGATATCTAACGCTTCGATAACTGCATTTACAGCAGCTTTTTCGTTAGCGGTATTTACATCAGAAGCGTAGTTAAGCATATCGTCAGCAACAATAGCACTACCACGAACTAAACATACAGTGTTCACGTTAGAGGTGCCAGTAGAAGGACGGTTAGTGTATACATCACGATCAATCAGGATAGCGGCTGCATTAGCAGTATTAGCTACGTCAACAAGGGCATAATTGCCAGAGTTGTCATACATAACATCACCAATTTCAGATGTTGGAGAAAGTGTTACAGACAATACCTTACGGCAGAATCCATGTTCTGGAGCTTCTTCGTATTTAAGCAAAGCACCTAATTTATCTTCGCGGGTTGCTACTTGAGTCATTGTAAATCCTCTTTATTTATTTTTACGTTGTTTAATCAAATTCATAACAGACTGGCTTTTGGCTTCAGAACTATCTTTAGTTTCAAAGTCAACGCCAACTTCTGTAAACATCTCAGATGCTTCTACTGCTTGAGCAGACTGTGAATAGCCAGCTACTACAGCTTCAAATGCTTCTTGTGGAAGCTCCTTAACAGCACCGAAAACACTTTCAACTTGGTCTTCTGCAAGAACACCAGCTAATTGAGCTTTACGGGCTTCAAGTTCTTTTTCTTTGTTAGTAGCTTCAAGGGAAGATAACTCTTCCTGAGAAGCAGACAAGGCAGCTTGTAATTTCTCATTTTCCTCCAAAGCGGCTAACGTTTCCTCTTGGGATACTTCTAATTGCTTAGAAACACCTTCAAGTTCTGCTTGTAATTCTTCAAGCTTCATATCGTCTTTAACCTCTTGGTTGTTAATGGCAGATTCAACTACCTGTTTGTCTGCGTCTGCTTTCGCTTCAGCACGTTTAAAAATATTCAATGGCATATCTTTTTTACCTTCTTGTAAATCTGCTAAATAGTTATAGAACTCATCATGTTCCATAATCTTATCTACGAAACCGATATCAACCCCTTTCTCTGAGTCATAAACTTTAGCTTGGGTATTATTAACTTGCTCTAAGCTCATACCTCGGAATTCAGCAACATGCGTTGCAAATTTAGTATGAAGGGTATCTACGGATGATTGTAATTCTGCTAAAAACTCTTGTTTGAATTCACCTTCATTGTCAAGAGGGACTTTAGATTGAGCAGAGGTTATATAAGTAGTTTTCTTACCTTCTTTCTTTTGATTCTCAGAATCATTAACCAGCCTAATCACTACCCCTACGCTACCTACATTAGCGTCTGGATGAGCAATAATCTCATCCGATATTGCGCTTAGCCCGTATGCTGCACTAGCAGACATACCATCTACATAGCTTATCAAGGATACTCCTGCCTCATCTGCTCTAACCCTAATCGCCTTAGCTGTGGATAGCATTGCGTAAGCTTCACCACCACCAGAATCTACGTCAAATACAATAGTTTTGGCTTCCATAGAGATAGCTTCTTCGACCATCTCTAAAAGTTCCTGATAAGAGGACATTCCACATAATGCACCCATAAAGGTTTTCTCATAGGAGAGAGACCCGTGTATGGGGATAATTGCAATACCTTCCCCCATAATCATTTCGTTACGTCTTGAATCATCTGCTACTAAAGCTGCATCACGATTATCTAAATAATCTACTATATTCTTTAATGTAGGTTCAGTAACTAAAAGAGGAGTATTATTAATTTTCTCCGCTACTAAACGTCTTACTTTATGTGCGTTACTCATTAATGTTCCTCATTACGCTGTGTTATCTGAGTTATTATCTGAATTAGATCCACCTTCTTGAGTATTACCTACCCCACTAGTACCTTGCCCTTCAGATGCCCTACTTGTACTATCTGAAAGAACCTCATCTAACTCTTCTTGTTCCATATCCTCATAATCTTTATGATGTTCAAAACCACTACGTTTAATAACAGAAGATACTGTCTTACCGTCTTTAGGTAAAAACCCAACAGAAGCTATTCGCTGAATAAGTTTACCGAATTCATCAATATCTTCTCTATCCAAGTCTTTATAAACAAACTTAGGATATTCAGTGTCCTCCCAACCATTCATTTTAAAGGTCTGTGGGATTAAATCATTATTAAGTACGTCAGCGATTTCCATCAGTCGAGCTTCAATATTCAATTCAACAATAGAAGTTTTACTATCAGCTAAAGAGAATGAACCATGGGAGTCTTGACCAAGTTTAAGGATGTCAGCGAATAACGCTGTGAGGATCTTATCATCATAACGTTTAATTATGGCGTTAGTATCATATTGCTTACCGCCAGCAGAAGACATTAAATCAAATTCAATAATCTTTTTGCCTTGGTCATTATACATCAAAGGGTAAATTAGACCTGATTGTTCGTTATTATGAATATTACGCATTACACGTTTATAATATTCATAAATCTCTTTGTCTGCGGCTGTAGCATCTGGTGACATATACTTAGGGTGTAATCCAAGTACAGGTAATCCACCTAAGTCCCTTGAAACCCCTATACCTTCCTGTTGTTCAATAATGTTCCTGTATTTCCAAGCAACATAACAAGCGTCTAATGGAGACTCCCCTTGGGGGTTGTCGCGTTTAGAATTATAATTAAACAGTAGGAATTTCTTACGAGGTATAAATATACCTTCAGGGTCTTTATCTGGTGAATCAAAATAGAATCTAAATCTATCGTCATTAGCCACCATTGATAGGTCTTGGTACACACCTTCTAAGTCTCTACCGTCCTCTGAAAATTTCCATTCATTAACAGTATCCTGAGAACGTGGCGCTATCTTTTTCCAACCTACAAGGTTATCATCATAGTTGCTACCATTGTCTTTAGCGCGTCTTCTAAATACCTTCTCATGGATAGAAAAACCATAAGCGGTATAAGACATTATCTCTTTTATAAAGTTCTGCCAAGAGTGTTCCATATCTCCAGAACATTGTTTTATAAACTTAGCTCTCTTTATTTGGTCCTCTGTAGGATTTTCGCAGGGTTTTACATCCCACTCTACTTTACATACCATGTTAGATAATAACGTCAACGCTGCATATATTAGTGGGTCATTGTACATATTCTTATATGTTTTAATGACATTAGGCCAACGTAATTCTTTATTTACCTGTTCTTTAATCTCACCGTCTGAGAATGCAAGGCCTGTAGTCCCTATTTCGGACATACGCACTCTTGGCACTGCACCATCCCCAGAGGAGAGGTTTAATTCTTCTTCTTCCAAGAGTGTTCTCCTGTTAAGTAATAAATGGATTATCTTGTTTTAAGCTTGGTAGTGAGAAGTCTGGTATGACTTCTTCTTGGGATAAGTAATTGAAAGCTGATGCTGCCGCATCTGGGATATCATCCCTTCTAGTACGGGTAGACCTCTCCCCGTTAAAAGATTCAAGTTCAGTATAAAATTGCTTCAAATCTTCTTGAGAAAAAGAACTTTCCACTATATATACAAACCCGTTTTGACAGGCAACTGAGAATGGTTCAAACCTAGTAAGCTTCGATTTACTAGAGGGAGCAGGATCGGACCTACATATAAAACCCTTACTTATTGCCATTTTAGCAAACTGTTGAAACTGGAATTTACCAGCAGCCCCAACATCGACAGGCATTATAATACTACACTCTGTACCGTCTTTAACGGCAGTATTTATTACTCTATTATCCCTTACCCCCATAGTCTCTCTGAATCTTTCCATACCCATGATATAGAAATCACCAGCGGGACACTTAGCCATCTTAACCCCAACTGTATAGTCTGGGTCGTAACCCCTAGTGGGGTCGGGTATACCCCCCGCTGTATCCCACCCACGTACTATCTTACAGTTAGCGGGGATACGTTTAACTGGAGTTAACCATTCTTTCTGAAAATACAAACCAGAGTCTAGCGAATCCTTCCAACAACCAAGCAACATTTGGTCGCGCTTTTCTTCAGGTAAGGAATCTAAGACATCATAATATTCAGGGTCAAGGTCCATTAACACTTTATTGTCAGTCAAGGTAGCTGGTACATAAGTGTAACTTTGTGGATTCTTCCCTGTAACTGCCTTTAAAGACTCTCTATCCCAATCAGTAAATAGTTCACCACCTTTAATAACATACCACCTTGTTTTCCCTCCTAATTCTTTTATAGGGAAACCAGTGTCCTCATTAATAAAGTGTTTTACCCATTCATACATAAAATGGTCTTTCTTGGGATTCAGTGTGAACCTCATACCTTTAGGTACTTTAGCTCTTGAACGATTACGGGATCGTAGTACATCAAAAGCGTACTCCGAATGGGCCTGAAATTCATCCACATATACTTTACACAACTCCGACCCATACCAAGCATCAGCATCTTTATCGTGTTGTAAATAACTAAACTTAGACTTAGCCCCTGACGGGAAAGTTATAGTTTTACCTTTTTCGGAGATGTGCGCTTTACCTATAAATTTACCCTGTTTATCTATAAGCAGAGGTTCATACATTTTCTTAGCTTCGGGCCATAAGTTAGTCTCAAGCTCAGTAGTGGTTGATCTAAAAAATACAGAAAGGTAATCTGGGTCATGGACTCCAAAGAGATTGTCAACTAGAATACTCCAAGTCTTCCCCCCTCCACCTCCGCCGCCAAAAAAAACTATACGTATAGAGGGTTTTTCTTTATTCCCGTTACATTCAAGGAATTGTCTTTGATGCGGCTGGGGGTTTATGTTGAGCATTTCATTCTCTCCTTAAGCCTTTTCTGATATTCTTTTTGACTAACTGTAATATCTTCTATTTAGATAACTCATCCTTAAACCACTTCTTAATAACAGGAACAGTTTTCTTATCTTCAGGAATATCTAAATCATGTGCAATAGCAAATGCTACACAATCTTTTTTATTAGTAATACCCTTGATAACATCCTCTAAGGAGACTTCTACTTCAGGAACTTCTTGCTTCTGTTCTGTCTCAATCTTCTCAATGTTACCTTCTTCAACTTCGGTTTCCTCTGCTTTAGCTAGTTCTGCGTAGATGTGATAATTGTTATAACCTGATTTATGAGATTTATCTAAATCTATCTCAACACCTTCTTTGGTTAGCTCAATTATCTTAGCCAACACCCCTTGAGGTGAGCCAAAACCGTAACAATCGTGAATTTTCTGCATATATTCTCCTATAAATACAAAG